CACCTGCACCGACTCGCCGATGGCCGTCATCGCCGCCCGCCAGCGCTCGTCCGTGATCTCCAGGCGGCGCAGGCCCAGGATGCGGCCCACGTTGACGTTTCCTTCCCTGTCGGTCTGGAACGCCTGCTGCACCAGCGCGATGATCTCGGGCCTGCTGCCCCGCGCCCATTCGTTGATGCACTCATCCACCAGGGCCTTGGCCGCCTGCAGGCGCTCGTCGAACGTCATGTTCTCGGCCGTGGCGATCTGCAGCTTGAAGGCGCCGTCGTAGGTGTGCAGCGTGATATTGCCCTTTGTGCCGCCGCGCTTCACGCCGTACTGCTCGGCGCTCAGTTCGGCGAACGCGGCCACGTCGCCGAATATCTTGGACTTGCCCGCAACCAGGCGCGCGGACAGGTCTTTGGCAAGAGCCGTCAGCTCGCGCACCAGGCGGTCGCGCTCTTGGTCGATGGGCTTGACCAGTTCGATGGGGACAAGATGGCCCTGCGCGTTGCGCATGTAGCCATCGGGGACTGCGGATTGATCCATAAAGATGCTCCTTTCAATGCATGGGCGACATGGGGATGGAAGGGGTGCCGGAAAAGCGCAGGCTTATGCGTTTGGCATCGGCCTGCATCAGTTCACCGGCATAGCCAGCCATTTCCATAGCAACAGTGCCAACCATGTCCGGCGGCAGAGTGGAGGCGACATACCTATGCGCCAGCATGAGCGCCTCCAGTACGACAAAAACTTCTTGATCACCTTCAAATGCCCTGGCGATCTGATGCGCCATGGCGAGAGCCTTTTGACGAAACGCCGCGCGCTGCTCGGGCGTGGGGGATGGGATGCTCATGGCTGGCCTTTCGGGGTTTTGACCTGCGCGCGCATCGCGCGCACCGTGGGAGACATGCCGGGAGACGGCATGGATGCGGCGTGCCGAGGTGCCGCCGAAGGTGGGGCCGCAGCCGCCAGCAGCTCGCCCACGTTCGTGGGCGCGGCGCTGGAGTGCGCGCGGCCCGCGTTGCGGCGCTCCTGCTCGCGCTTTTCTTCCTGCGCTGCCTCGACCTCATCGGCCTGGCGCGACAGCACCTGATACAGGTAGCTATTGCTTTGCAGCGGAAGCCGCAGCGTGCCCTTGTCCGCGGCCGTGAAGACCGCCTCGAAAGCGCCGCGCCAGTCGTCGTTCGTCACGGCCCAGGTGCGGCCGTGGCGCTCGATCACGTTGCGCGCCATGTCGCCCGCCAGTTCGGAGAGCAGCTCGCGCAGCCGTGTCATGCGCAGCCGCTGCTTGGGCGGCTTGTGCAGGCGGATGTAGCGCAGCAGCATGGCGCCCAGCGGCAGCGACTTGATCACCACGTCATGGATGGCACGGCGCACGATGTCGTCGTCCACCATGCGGCTGAACATCACGTCCAGGCTTTCCTCGGCGCCGCAGGACGGACAGGTGTTGACCAGATCAGCCATCAGAGCAGCCCTCCCGGCGCGTGGACGGCAGGCGCGCGCACCGGGGCGCGCTCCAGCTCCGAGCGCAAGCCCAGGCACATCTGCTGCCCCAGTTCCATGCCCGCCGTGTGGGCGCGGTCGAGCTGCTCATCCTGGCCGGCCGTGCGAATCAGCACCAGCACCAGGGCGAACAGGCAGCAAGCCAGCGCCACGCCCAGCCACACCACAATGGGAATCAGAGGATGGTTGCGGCGGCGCTTCATGCGGCCTCCCGGCGCGGCACCACGGCCATGACGTGCTCCAGACCCGAGCCGAGAATCGCAGCAATGGCCTCCCAGTCGCTGCACCATTCCCCGCGCAGCCTGCCCTTGGAGCCATCGTCCATATGGATGATCAAGAGGTATCTGCGCATGCTCACTCCCCCCGATCCACCTGGGCCACCAGCTTGCCCGTGACGCGCTCTTCGCCGCCTTGGTGCGCCAGATTGATGGCGCCGGAGACAAGGTTGTTGATCGCCAGCGGATGGCACTGCGAGCGCGGGCCGAGGGAGCGCTGCCCACGCACGCGCGCCTCGGACTTGACGTACAAGCGGGCCACGATGGCCTCAGCGGCGTCGGGGGCCATCACCTTGTCGTAGTCCGCGCCAACCCGCTCGAACTTGTGCCGCAGGTAACCTTCCACGTCGTTGTCGATAGGGTCGAGGTAGCGCTTCTCCAGGCGCTGCACGACCTCCCGCACATCGAAGTCACCCTCGCCCAGCTTCCAGTCCAGCTCGGTCTGACCGATGATCAGGATCGACAGCAGCGAAGTGAAACCGTCCTCCAGCTCATAGAACCCCTTGAAGTGCCGGATCGTCTCGCGCGCCAGGCGGTGCCCCTCTTCAATAATGAGGATGTGCCGGTTGCCCGTCTCCGCGCTGGCCCGCAGCGCCTCGTGCATCTGCGCCTTGCGCCGCTGGTCGGATTGCCGGATCGGCGCACCGGGCAGCAGGCGATTGATCACCGCCGTGGTGATGTCCTCGGCGCGCAGCGGCCGGCCCTTGCGCATGCTGTCCTCCATACCGAGGATGTACGGCTCCGCCACGATCACCGGCTGCGCCTGCGACTTGATCCAGTGCGCCAAGTCCTTGCGCAGCGTGGACTTGCCCGCGCCCGATTCCGCGATCACCGCCAGCATGCCGCCGTGCTGGGCCACATTGCGCACCGCCGCGCGCACGCGGCGGATGTTGTCGTTCATCCACAGATCGGCCGCGCTGCGAACCTCGTTGTTGAAGGGGTCGCGTTCCAGGTTGAAGTAGTCCCGTGCGTCCGGGGTGATCGTGTGCTTTCTTGGTAGCATTTCCTCGTCCTTGAATTGACTGGTTTGGGGGCCGGAGTGAGTGGCTTGCGCCATCGCCTGCAGACCCGCGTTGGCGCGCGGGGCTGCAGGTGCTTCGTCAAACGTCGCCGCCACCGTCTCCGGGGGGGCGCCGAGCAACGTGAGGTACTGGCGGATGCGCTCCTTCAGGGCGCCTTCGCCGATGCGTGTCTTGGGCCAGCGGTTGAAGTTGATCGCCAGCGAAATCGTGGCGGTGCTCACGCCCACATGGCGGGCGCAATCGGATTGAGAGCCGCCGTGAGCAGCCAGGTCGGCGCGCAGATTCAGCATCACGCACCCCCTACGGCCCGCAGGCCCTCGAACGACTCGGACGGCCATGCATCGCTGCCCAAGAACTGCGCCACCAGGGCCTCGACCTGCGCCTCGGGCATCACGTCGGGCCAGCGGCCCTTGACGAAGCGGTTTTCCTCGCGGGTGATCGGGCGGCCGATGCGCTTGGCGATGCGCTGAATAGCGACCGTCGTCTCCACTTGGTCGAGCACCTCGCCGTTGGCGAGCGGATTCACCACCTCCAGCGCCGTGCCCTTGCGCGGCATATAGATAGGGATCACGGCATCACGCATACGCTTGAGCGGGTCAATGGCACCGCCCAGCACCTGCGGCCCCTTGCCCTTCGCCATCGCCTTGCGCACCTCGGCGGCTTCGGACGCCGTCTTGGCGCCCGTAGCCAGCATCTCGATCTCGGCGAGGTTGCGCTGTGCGGGCGTATCGGCATGGCGCTTGAACGACTCGCCCACGATGGCCGAGCCCTCGTGAAATCCGAAATCCCCCTTCACCTTGCGCTCCAGGACATGGAAGCACTCGCGGCCCTCGGCATCCACGCCCACAGCCTGGGCCGAATCCGGGCGCCATGCGTTGCGCACGATCTGCAGCTTCTGGCCCACGATGATCCCGGGCACGCCCGACACGTCCCAGGTCTCCCCCAGGAACTCCACCTCGTGGAAGTCGTTCACCACCCGCGTGAGCGGTGCCGACACCGCCAGCTCGCGGCAAAGCTCGATGCCGGGCGCCAGCACGAGCTGGTCGGGCGCAATGCGCATCCAGGCGGAAAACCGCGTCATGTCGTGGCGCGTATGCACCTGGGTGGCGTTGAACCACCGGCCCCACTGCAGCGCCACCGCGTTGATCTGCTCCAGCGTCTCCAGCGTGAGCAGCTTGAAGGCCGACTCCAGGCTGCGCTCCACGATGTCCTGCGCCTTCTCCACCTGGCCCTTGGCGCGCGGGTTCTTGGGCTTGTTGATCTGCACATGCACGCGCAGCGCCTTGCACAGGTTCAGAAACGGCGGGCTGGTGTTGGCGCCGCCGGGGTCGAGCATCACCATGCGCGGCACGCCGTAGAACGGGTCTTTGCCACGCTGGTGGACGGCCTGGATGAACACCTCGGCCAGATTCCCGCCCGTCTCGCCGCCCACCACGTACCACACGAAAATCGCGCCCGAGGTATGGTCGGTCACCACATAGCGCCACAGGCTGTCCAGCACCTGCCGTGCCACGTTCTTGGGCTTGTTATCGTAGTAGTCCGTGTGATCGGCCACCCGCAGGCCCGTGTCCTTGCCCTGGGCCGGAAGGTAGTACATCACGCAGCGCGAGGCGTCGATCTGCCAGCAGTGGTTGGGGTGCAGGCTCGCCATGCGGATGGCCGGCGCGGGCGCCAGAAGCTGGTCAGGATGAAAGCGGTACTTGCGCAGCGCGGCCACGATGGCCGACACCGACAGCGGCACCACCTCACCATCGCCCGTGACGCGCTCGGCGCGGATCAGCGCGTTGGCGCGCAGCTCCTCCACCGCGTCCTTCATGGACTGGATGCGCTTGCCGTTCTTGCGCATGTGCTCCATCACGTCGAGCGCAATGCGCGCAGCCTCGGCTTTTGTCAGGGCCGACGTGCCCGCGTCCGTGCGGCGCTTGCGCGGCGCCGTCGTCTTCGCAGTCACTTCGCCGATCTTGCGGATCACCGTCTGCACCGACAAACCCAGCTCCTGGGCTGCCTCGGCGTAGATCGCGGTCTTGCGGCCCCAGGCCGCAGCCGCCACAGCCTGCCCGTAGTGCACGAGCCGCTGGGTCTGTGCTGGGTTTGGCGCGGCCATCATCACTGCGCCGCCTCGGCCGCCACGCCAGGGATAACCGCGCCCGCGAGCCAGGCCGGCTTGCCGGTATCGGCCACCAGCTCAATGCCCATGCGGCCCGCCACGGTCTTGAGACGATCCAGCACCGCTTCGAGCTGGCCCTTCACCCAGGCCATCTGCCCGTGGCCGGTTTCTTCGCCGTGGGTCATGAGCTGTTCCAGGCCATCGGCCAGCGGCCCGCGAATGTCGGCCTCGATGGTCTTCACGGCGTCCATCACCTGGCCGCGCAGATCGGCGGCCACCTCGTCGGGCGTGGCCTGCGCCAGGCGGCGGGCCTGCTTGCGCAGGTCGGCCACCTGGCTCTCCACGGCCTTCTTGCTGGCGGCCAGGTCCTCGGCCTGGTCGCGCGCATCCTGCAGCTCGGCCTGCAGCGCCGCCTCCCGCTGCACGTTGCGCGCGGCCAGGTCGTGCAGCACGTCGAGCACCTGCTCGCGGGTGGTGGCTTCTTCCACCGCGCGGCGCACCAGTTCCTGATCGGGTGCAGGCAGAGCCTTGATGGCGTTGTAGTCAACGTCACGCAGGCCCAGGCGTTCGGCCTGCTCATAGGCGTCTTGACCCAGCAGGTTCTTCTGCGCGGCCAGAGTGCGTAGACGCTTGTAGGACTTACCGAGCTTGACCTCGCAAAAATCTTCCAGACTTTCAAAATGGCCGTTTCGGCCATCTTGCGGATTCCGCAACAAGCGCCAAGCCTTTGATTTTTTTACGTTTTCGTAGATTGCAAGCATTGCTGTGTTGGCCGTCACGGCCACAAAGTCCAGCGCCTCCAGTCGTCCCAGGTCAATGCCTGCGGCCAGAACCTCGTCCATGGCTTCGTGCGCCACGGCCAGTTGGCGCGGCGCGGCGTCCAGCGTTGCCAGGGCCGCCTCGTTCAGCGCGGGCTCGGCTGCGGGCGGCGTTGTTTTGGTGGGGGTGCGTGCCATGCTTCCTCTCTCAGTTGCTCAGGGTGTAGTTGCGCTGCGCGGCCTCCAGGGCCTGCTTGGCGCGGTCGAAGTCCGCCAGGACGCGGAACGTCAGGCGGGAAAAGCGGGTGGTGATGCGAAAGCGCCCGGTGGCTTCGTCCTTTTCGACCCAGCCCTTGCGCATGAGCTGCTCGGCCGTGCGCGTCACATAGGGCGGCGGGCAGCGCAGCGCGGCGGCCAAGTCCTTGTTGCTCATGCCATCCAGCACGCGGCCGGCCAGGCACTCCAGCATGTCCAGGGCGCGGTCCACCTGGGCGCCGGTTTTCGTGTCGGTGCTCACGACTGGTCCTCCAGCGCTTCCACCTGGGTTGCCATCTCGCGCACCAGGGCGACGAGCAACTCGCGCGGTACGCGCAGGCTGACGTGGGTGCCGTCGTCATCGCGGCTGATCACCAAGCCGCCGCGCTGTGTGCTCTTGATGTTCCAGAGCACGTCGTCGTGCTTGAGCTCGGCCAGGCGGATAACGCCCAGTTCGTTCTCGACCGTGGGGTGGAAGGTAATGGACATGGTCAAAGCTCCAACTGCGGGTTGATGTGCTGGGCCACGTTCTGGCGATGCCAGGCAACGTGCTCCATGTGGGTGCTCAGGGCGGCCAGCGTGGCCGATGGGTCGCCGGGCTTGGCGTAGTAGTCGGTGAGCAGCTTCACCGCCGTGGCGAAGTGCTCATGCAGCTCCACCACGTCAACAGGGGTCAGCTTGCGGCCCGTGGCAACCTGCACCAGCAGCCGCCCGCTGCTCGCAGCCATCCAGCGCGTCACGAAGTCGATGCCGCAGGCCAGTTCGTAGGGGCGCACCAGCACCAAGGGCATGCGGCCGTTCTGCAGCCACTTGTAGAGCGACCAATGGTCGGCAATGCCCATGTCCTCGGCGATGCCCTCCACGCTCTTGTTGAGCTTCTCGCGTGCATGGTCCTTGCACAGCTCCAGCGCGTTGCGCAGGCTGGTGGGCTGCAGGGCTTTCCAATTGCGGCGGGTCATTGGAGGCACCCCGCCGCCTGGGCTTCCAAACAAATAGCCGGATTGGCCTGCGCCGCAAGGGTTTGCGAGCCGTACAGTGCGGCCATCGCAACCATACGGAGGGAGGAAACCATGGACACACGGGACTTTGACGAACTCGCGGGCCGCATCGAAGGCATCGGCCGGGCCGTGATCACGCTGGCCTGGGTGATGGAGAGGGAGACGGACATGGATGGCCACTCCCTCACTCGCCGCTGGCGGGCGGCTGTGCCGAGCGATACAGACAAGCCTCAGCTTGTGACCGCGCGCCGCACCCTAGAAGAGATGGCTCTGCACCTGGATCAGATGCGCGCGCAGTACCAAGAGCGCTTGGCGGAACACCGGCGAGAGAGCAGCCAATGATGGGGGTGTCTACGGGAAAGCCGAAGGTGTCGCGCACCACTGGCGCGGCCCACAGACCGTGAGCTGCGCCCATGGTCTCGCGCTGCACGAATACCTGGGCCTCGTCAGGGGTGGGCAGGCACAGCACGCGGTCGCCCACCTGTACGCCCTGCAGGCCCGCTACGGACCATGTATTGCCGTGCACTTCGACCGTCAGGAGCGAGCTGACCTTGCGTACCAGATAGGAGGCCGTAGTGGCAGGCGCGGCGGTCGCGCCAGTAAGATGCTTGCTGGACATACCGCTCATGCCGCCGAAAGCTGCAGGCGCGGGGCCGTGCTGCGGGAAACCGTGCCAGCCTTCAGGCCCAGCGAAACGGCGATGTTGTGGCTCTCGCCGCGCAAGCACTTGCGACGCGGGTTGCGCTCATCGTCGTTGACGATCTCGCGCACCAGGTCAACCGAGTAGCCATGCTGCTTGGCCCAGCCGGAATACGACCAGCCGTGGCTGGCGAACTCCTGGCGGATCTGCTCCCGAGTCTTGGTAGGCATTGGGGTGCGTCCTTTTTTGGTTGGCGTTTGTGGGGACAAATGCCGGTTTGTTGAAACTTGTTGATGTGGATTTTTGTGCATTCAAATGCACAAGTCAAGAGGTATTTGTGGACTTAGATGCACAAAGAGGTGCGCGCATCCTTGAGGAAAGGAGGCGACTTGGCTTGTCGCAGCAGGCAGCAGCCGATGCGGCGGGTATTCGCCGTGAGATGTGGGCGCGATATGAGGGCGGGGCAGAGCCAGGGGCCAAGGCATTGGCGGGCATGTCGGTGGCGGGAGCTGACGTTCTCTACATCCTCACCGGCCAGCGCAGTCAGCCCGTGTCGGCTTCGGCTATCAGCGAAGGCGACCGCATCCTGCTGGACAACTTCCACGCGGCACCGCAACAGGTGCAGGCAGGGGTAAAGACCGCGCTAGGCGCGTTCAAGCCTGCAACTGGTGCCAAGCGCGGCAAGGCCGCGTGATGCAGCCGATGACCAGCACGGAGGGTGCTAATGTTTGCCCGTGACGACGAAACCGCCGCACTACTTCGGCAGGCCACCGCATTTGCTGACGCAAAGAATTGGGACGAAGCTACAGCCGCCCTGCGCAGCGCAAACCAGCGCATGAAGACATCACCTGTGAGCTACCCCATCGAGACGTGGCTGAAGCTGCCGCTCTACTTGCAGCGCGCGGGCCAGTTCGATGAGTCCGTGCGCATGTTTGACCAGATCGACGCGGAAACGCCAGCGCGCGTCGAACGGTTTCTGGGTCATGAGTCCGCTCAGGTACGCAAGCAATCCACCACCAAACAGCGCAAGGTCATCGCACAGAAGAAGGCACTGGCAGCGCGGCGTGAATCCGCGCGCAGCGGCCAATGACCAATGAAGATCATGCAAACAGCAAGTGCCGTCTTGTTTTTTTCTGCTGTTCTGGCGGGATGCTCTCCATCCGACAGCGCGCTTTTGGATGTTGCTCAGCGCGCGGTGTCCGCCGAACTGAAAGACCCTGGATCAGCACAGTTCAGCAATGGATACATCGTTGATTTTCCTGACCCGAGTGACAAGTACACCAAGCTCAAGTACGCCTGCGGCGAAGTGAATGCAAAGAACTCATTCGGTGCTTACACGGGTGCTGTTCGCTACGCGGTGTTCCTGGGTGTCCCAAGCAGTGGTACCAAGCACGAGGCCCTTGCTGTTGACATAGAGAAAACGCCACGCGACCAAATATTTACGGTGTCTTTCTGGTCGAGTAATTGCAAGAAATCCTCATGACAGGAAACAGCCTGACGGTGCATCCACCGGCCTGACCCAAGGCGCTGATAGTGTCCTAGTTCCCAATACACGGCACCCCCACACGGGAAAACTGACGGCTTTCAAACCGTCATCCCGTAGGAGTGCCCGTGAGAGACATCATCCCCGCGTGGCTGCGCGCGCCGCGCACCACCACCTGGCTTGTGCTGGCCGTGCTGCTGCTGGCCGTCATTGCCATCGTTGCCCCGCCGCAGTTGCCGGTGGTGCTCTACAAGGCCTCCCTCGTTTCCCTGGCCGCCGTGCTGGGGTACTGGCTCGACCGCACGCTGTTCCCCTACGCGCGGCCTGACGGCTACCTGCAGCGCGACTGGCGCCTGGGCACCGAGGAGCCCGAGCACGAAGCCGATTACCCCGTCGTGCCCAACTACTGGCGCGAGTACTGCACAGCCCAAATCCGCCGCGCGCTGATCGTGGCCTCGGTGGTGCTGGGCGTGGCGGCGGGGCTGTGATGACGCGCGGCGATACCGACGCGCTCCAGCGCGATTGCCGCCGCACCTTGTGGGGCATTGGCGTAGCCATTGCCGCACAAATCGCGCTGCTGGTGTTGTTGGCGCTCATGGCGCTGGCGCCGGGCAGCGCCCGCGCCCAGGCGCCGCAGGTGCCCCAGGCAGCGCAACAGCACCGCGCGCAGCTGGTGCGCACGGCGCATGCCGCCTGGGGGCTTGATGCGCCCGTCGCCGTGTTCGCGGCCCAGGTACATCAAGAAAGTGCCTGGCGCCCTGATGCGGTCTCGCGCGTCGGCGCCCAGGGCTTGGCGCAGTTCATGCCCGCTACCGCGAAGTGGATCTCCGGCATCGATCCGGCCCTCGCATCACAGCAGCCCTTCAACGTCGCTTGGGCGCTGCGCGCACTGGTCACCTACGACCGCTGGCTCTACGACCGCGCCCCCGCGCGCTACACGCCGCGCGAACGCATGCACGTCGCCCTGCGTGCCTACAACGGCGGGCTGGGCCATTGGCAGGCGGAGGCGGCGGCTACCGGGGCCGTGCGGCCCACGCTGGCCCAGGTGGATGCGGCATGCGGCAAGGCCCGGCGCGCGGCCGTGCACTGCCGCGAGAACCTGGACTATCCACGCCGCATCCTGGACGTGATCCAGCCGCGCTATGCGGCATGGGGCCCCGGTCTATGAGCGCCGCCGCCGAAGTCGCCGTCGTGGGCCTGCTGCTTTCCGTCGCCGCAGGCATCGGCGGCCATGTGTACGGGCTCAACCAGGGCAAGGCTGCCGAGAAGGGTCGCCAGGACGCCGAGGCCGTCCAGTCGCTCACACAGCAGATCAACGCCCATGCCGACCTGGTCAAGCAATCCAAGGCCGCCAGCCGCGATTTGCGCCGCGCTGCCTCCCTGCGCGAGCAGGCCGACCAGAAATCATCCCAGGAGCTTTCCCATGAACTCAATGCCACGGCTGCCAGCCGTGCTGGTTGCGTGTTCCCTGCTGGCGTCATGCGCAACCTCGCCACCGCGCGCGAGCGTGCTGCCGAGGCCGCTTCCAGCGGAATTGGGCGTGCGCTGCCCCTCGCCCCCGCCAGCGCCCCCGATGACTGGTGAGGTGGACCCCGTGGCCGAAGCACTCAAGGGCATGTACGACCTGTACGCGATTTGCGCAGGCCGCACCGTGGAGCGCATCGAATGGGATGAACGGGAGGGCGCGCGTTGACAGACGACATAGACCGTGCCCAGGCGCGCGAAGCCGAACTGCTCGCCGATGCCCTGCGCGACCACGCGCACCGCGCCCGCAATGGCCTGGGTGCAGCGTCCGCCCAGGACTGCAGCGACTGCGGCGAGCCCATCCCCGAAGCCCGGCGCGAGGCGCAGCCGGGGTGCCAGTTCTGCGTGGCATGCCAGGCCCGCATCGAAAAAACCAAGGGAGCGAAAGCCCGATGAGCTTCACCGACATGACATTCAGCTTCGAGGCCGTGCGCTGGCTGCTGCTATCCGCCATTGGCGTGTATGCGTGGTTCATCGGCCGCCAGTCCGCCAGTGCCGCTGAGCTGCTGGAGCTGCGCACGCGCCTGACCACGCTGGAGGCGCAGATGGCCCAGGTGCCCAGCCAGGCGCAGTTGCATGAGCTGGTTGCCACGGTGGCAAGCCTGCGCGGCTCCATCGAGACGGTGGCCGCCCGCATTGAGCCGGTCGCGCGCAGCGTTGACCGTGTTGAAAACTATTTGCTGAACCAGAAATGACCAACTTCGGCGCATTCGTGGCGGAAGACCGCCGCCTTGTCATCCTGCGCGTGCTGGCCGAAATGCCCGCGTACCGTTCCAACTCGTTCTTGCTCCACACGCTGCTGGCGAAATGGGGCCATGAGCCCAGCGTCGACCAGGTCAAGGGGGATCTGGCCTGGCTGCAGGAGCAAGGCCTGCTGGCCTTCCAGGACGTGGAGGGTGTGTACATCGCCACCCTCACCACGCGCGGCGCCGACGTTGCGGCGGGCCGTGCGGTGGTGCCGGGCGTCAAGCGGCCGGGGGCCTGACGCATGGGCCGCAAGTCCACCGTCAAGCGCCTTGAGCCCGAGGCCCGCAAGTACCTCGAAAAGCTCCTGCGCGAAGACCGCCACACGCTGGACGAACTGCTTGCCGCCATGCGCGAGCAGTTCCCCAGCGCGCAGGTCAGCCGCAGCGCCATCCATCGCCACCGTGCGGGGTTTGAAGAGCTCATGAAAGGCATGCGTGAGCAGCAGGCCATCGCCAGCCTGGTGGTCTCCGAGCTGGGCGAGAACCCCGACGACAAGGCCGGTGCGCTGCTCGTGCAGACCATCACCACGCTGACCAACCAGGTGGCGCTGACCGCAGCGGGTGGCGCTGATGTAGACGTGGAGACCGTGCGCAAGCTCGCACGCGCCGCCAAGGACGTGCTGGCCGCGCGCCGGGTGGACCGGCAAGACCGCATCGCCATCCGGCAAGAGCTGCTGGCCGAGCAGCGGGCCAAGCTGGACGCCATGCCCAACAAGGGCGGCGTGACGGCCGAGACCAAGGCCGCCATCCGCGAGGCGCTGGGGATCATCTGATGGCACAGCTCAAGGGCCGGGCCAAGTGCATTCCAAAGGATCGTGACGCGATCTTTTTGCCGTTCCAGTCCAAGTGGATCAAGGACGAGTCGCGCCTCAAGCTCATGGAGAAGTCGCGCCAGATCGGCATAAGCTGGTCCACCGCCTACGGCGCCGGCGAACGCGCCGCTGCGCAGGGCGCGCGCTTCGATGAGTGGGTGAGCAGCCGCGACGACATCCAGGCACGCCTCTTCATCGAAGACTGCAAGCTGTGGGCCGGCATCATGGGCATGGCCGCAAAAGACCTGGGCGAAGTCGTGCTGGACGCCGACAAGAAGCTCAGTGCCTACGTGCTGCAGTTCGCCAGCGGGCGGCGCATCCACAGCATGAGCAGCAACCCGGACGCGCAGGCGGGCAAGCGTGGCTCGCGCATCCTGGACGAGTTCGCCATCCACCGCGACCAGCGCAAGATGTGGGCCATTGCCTACCCCGGTATCACCTGGGGCGGCAACATGGAGATCGTCAGCACGCACCGCGGCTCCTACAGCTTCTTCAACAACCTGGTGCGCGAGGCCCGCCACGGGGGCAACCCCAAGAAGCTGAGCCTGCACCGCGTCACCCTGCAGGACGCGCTGGAGCAAGGCTTCCTGTTCAAGCTGCAGCAGGCGCTCCCCCCTGACGCCGAGCAGCAGGCCATGGACGAAGCCGAGTACTTCGACTTCGTGAAGTCCGGCGCGGCCGATGAAGAATCGTTCGATCAGGAGTACCAGTGCATCCCGGCCGACGACGACGCCAAGTTCCTGGAGTACGGCCTCATCACGGCCTGCGAGTACTCCGGCGGCACCGATTGGCAGCGCGGCCTGCAGGGGCCGTTCCAGGGCCGCCTGTTCGCGGGCGTGGACATTGGCCGCAAGAAGGACTTGACCGTCTTGTGGGTGGTCGAGCAGCTCGGCGACGTGTTCTACACGCGCCACGTCGAGGCCATGGAGAAGATGCGCAAGAGCGCACAGGAGGCCATCTTGTGGCCCTGGTTTGCGATCTGCGACCGCATCTGCATCGACGCCACGGGCCTGGGCATCGGCTGGGCCGATGACGCCCAGGACCAGTTCGGCCTGCACCGCGTGGAGGCGGTGAATTTCTCCGGCCCGGTGAAAGAAGCGCTGGCCTATCCGCTCAAGGGCGCGATGGAGGATCGCCAAGTGCGCATCCCCGAAGACCCAAAGATCCGGGCCGACCTGCGCAAGATCCAAAAGACCACCACGGCGGCGGGAAACATCCGCTTCGTCGCCGATGGTGACGACAGCACCAAGGTCAACGGCCACGCCGACCGCTTCTGGGCGCTCGCGCTTGCCCTGCACGCGGGCAGCAATCCCTCGGCCCCCATCGAATACATGAGCGGTGGCCCGCGCGACAGCAGCCAGCCGCTGGGAGACTTCATCCATGGCTAAGGCCCCCCGCAGCAATCAACGCCGCACAGCCCGCGCGGCATCCCACGCGGGCGCCCAGCCCCGGCCTGAGCTGGGCGTTGAATTCGCCAACCGGCTGCGCGACCCATTCGAGGCGCCCTACATGGGCGTCCTGCGCACCAACGACCCCCTGCTGCTGGAGCGCGGCAACGGCGGCGTCGAGCTGTACCGCGACTTGCGCCGCGACGGCAAGGTGTTCTCCGGGCTGCAAAAGCGTCAGCTCGCGCTGATCGGCAAGACCTGGCAGGTCGAGCCACGCGCCAGGAACCACGCCAAGGCCACCGCCGACGCGCTCAAGGTCACGGAAATCCTCAAGGGCTTTGCCTTCGACAAGCTGTGCGCCGACCTGCTGGAGGCGCTGCTCGCGGGCCACTCCATCGCCGAGATCGTGTGGGGCATTCGTGACGGCCAGGTCGTACCTCTGCGGGTGCCCAAGCGTGCGCAGCGCCGCTTCGTGTACGTGCAGGACGACGAGAACAGACCGCCGCGCCTGCAGATGCTCACGCGGAGCGCCATGCTCAAGGGCGTGCCGGTGCCCGAGCGCAAGTTCATCGTGCACCGCGTCAACCCCGAGGACGACAGCCCCTACGGCACGGGCCTGGGCCTGCAGCTTTTCTGGCCGGTGTTCTTCAAGCGCAAGGGCATCGTGGCCTGGAACAAGCTGTGCGACCGCTTCGGCTCGCCCACGCCGCACGGCAAATACCCGCGCAACGCCGAACCGCAGGAAAAAGCCACGCTGGTGGCCGCGCTGCGGGCCATGAGCAACGACGGCTACCTGGCAACGCCCGAGGGCATGGAGATCGCGCTGCTGGAGGCGAAGCTGTCGGGCAACGTCACGACCCAGCAGCAGCTATGCGAGTACATGGACGACTGGATCAGCGAAGTGCTGACGGGCCAGGAGCCGGCGCGCTCCGGTGGCGGCGCGCTGGCTGCGGCCAGCAAAGAGCGCCAGAACGTGCGCCAGGACTTGACCCAGGCCGACAGCGACTTGCTCTCCGAGACCCTCAACGAAACGCTCATCGCCTGGATTTGCGAGTTCAACGGTTTTGAGCCTTGCCATGTTGGCCGCCAGGTCAAGGAAGAGGCTGACATCAAGGCGCAGGCCGAAGCGGACACGCTGGTGCACAACATGGGCTTCGACCTCGACGAAGACACGGTGCGCGCGAAATACGGCGAAGGCTGGCACAAGCGCCAGCCGGCCCCGCCCGGGCCTCCCACCCCCGAGCCCACCGCGCCGGGCGGCACCAGGCCCGCCAGCTTCGCCGAGGGCGGCCAGCCCAGCGCGGTAGCCGCCGTCACGGACGCCCTGGAGCGCGCCGCCGCCCCCGAGTGGCAGCGTGTCGTGGACGACCTGCAGGCAATCGTCGGCCAGGCCGGCGACGCCGCTGGTGTTCGCCAGGCCATCCTGGCGCAGTACGGTTCGCTCGACACCGCCGACCTCACGCGCCTGCTCGCCGCCGCCTTCGCGCTGGCCGAGCTCAAGGGCATGGACGCCGCCCGCACCGAGGCCAGCGCCGATGCCTGAGACCGCCTTTGGCTTCGGCACGCCCTTTGATGCGCAGATCGCCTACCTGCGCGCCAAGCTGGCCTTGCCCACCGAGCGCTGGGGCCAGATCGCGGCGGCCGCGCACGACCGCGCCTTCGCCGTCGCGGGCGCCGCCAAGGCCGACCTGGTGGCCGACCTGCAGGCCGCCATGGTGCAGCGCGCCACCGATGGCCTCGGGCTGGAGGCATTCCGGCGCGACTTCCGGGCCATCGTCGCCAAGCATGGGTGGACCGGCTGGACTGGGGAAGGATCGGCTGACGGCGAGGCCTGGCGCACACGCACCATCTACCAGGCGAACATGGCCGCGTCCTACGCGGCCGGGCGGCGCCAGCAGATGCTGGAGCCCGGCTACGTGCGTCTGCGGCCCTTCTGGCGCTACCTGCATTCCGACAACGTCATGCACCCGCGCCCGCACCACCTGGCCTGGCACGGGATCACGCTGCGGCATGACCACCCATGGTGGAAAACGCATTACGCGCCCAACGGGTTCGGCTGCGAGTGCCGCATCGTTGCCGTGAGCGCCCGCGAGGGCGAGGCCAGCGCGCAGGCCGGGCTGGGCGAGCCGCCCGAGGGCTGGGAGCAGATCGACCCCAAGACCGGCGCTCCGGTGGGCATCGACAAGGGCTTCGACCACGCGCCAGGCGCGGCGGCCGACTGGCCCCTGCAGCGCTTCATCGACGACAAGCTGCTCGCTCTGGATGCGCCCATCGGCGCGGCCATGTGGCAGGAGTTGCGCCCGGCGCTGGAAGCGGAGCGCCTGCAGCGCTGGCGCGCCATGGTCGAAGGCACGGCCGGCGCCATGCGCGCGGGCGGGGAAACCGTCCAGGTGCATACCGTGGCGCCGGAGACCGTGGGGGCCCTGGAGGCGCGGGGCGTGGCCCTGGAGAACGCCGCCGTCTGGATGCGCGACACCGAGCTGCTGCATGCCCTGCGCGACACCAAGGCCACACGCGGCGCTGGCCTGCCCGTTGAAGTGTGGCTAGAGCTGCCGCGCTTGCTGCAAACCGCCGAGGCGTACCTCGATACCAACGACCTGGCGCTGATCTACTCGGTGGACCTGGGGGAGCGGTGGGGAAAGCTGGTGGTGCGCGTCAATCGCAACATGAAAGGCCGTTTCAACGGCGTGCGTGCGCACCTGGTATCCAACTTCGTGCAAACAGGGGGGCTGGTGAACCCGGACAACCTCCTGTCCGAGCCGCACATGGTGCCTTTGAAGAGGGAGTAAGCGGCGCCGGATTCGAACCGGATCATGAGGGCCGGGCCCCCAACCATTCCCATTGGAAACAACCGCCTACCGCTTTCGATTATGACCAGCTTCACCGTCATCGTCCAAGACCAGCCCGTCCAGGACCTGTTGCAGCGCCTGGCCGAGCGCGCCGAGAACCTGCAGCCCGCCCTGCAGGCGATTGGCGACGACATCGCCGAGCGCACCAAGCAGCGCTTCGGCAGCAGCACCGGCCCCGATGGCGTGAAATGGAAGGACAACGCGCCGGCCACGCTCGGCATCGTTGCCGCGCGCCTGGGCAAGAGCTACCGCAAGAAGGGCGGCGACCTCAACGCGGCCGGGGAGCGCCGCCTCGCGGCCAAGAAGCCGTTGATCGGCGATTCGGGCGACTTGCGCCGCCAGATCGTCGCGCAGGCCACGGCCGACCAGGTCACGGTGCGGGCCACGCCCGTGTATGCCGCGATCCACCAGTTCGGCGGCAAGGCGGGCCGGGGGCTCAAGGTCGATATTCCCGCGCGCCCCTACCTGCCGGTGCGCCAGGACGGCACCCTGTACCCCCAGGAAAGCGCCCTCATCGTCGAGGCCATCAACGACCTGCTGCTGGACCTGTGATGCCAGGGGCCGCACAAGCGCCCCAGCGCCATGGACAGGGCCACGGCACGCCCTGCGCGCTATTCGGGCCCTGTGCGCGTTTATAAACGCCTTCCCGCAGGGGTTCGCGCCGAAGCGAGCGCGGCAGGTAGGCCGGCAGCAGCCACACGGCGCGCATGCCCGGCCAGCCCGGCAAATAGTGTCCTAGTTCCCAATACTTCGCGGCACCGCCCCGGAACACTGGCGGCATGCCTCAAGCCGCCACACCCGCTTCTCCCACGCTGCCCGACGGCATCGAGATCTTCCGGCCCGGCCGCCTGATCGACGATGCGGGCAATGTCCACGTCTTCACGGCGGCGGACATCGAGGGCATCGCCAAGCGCTACGACCCCGCCGTGCGCGAAGCGCCGCTCACCGTGGGCCACCCCGAGCACAACCTGCCCGCCTATGGCTGGGTCAAGTCCGTGGGCGTCTCGGCCGATGGCCGCCTGGTCGCCAACCCCCACCAGGTCGAAGCCAACTTTGCCGAGATGGTGGCGGCCGGCCGCTTCAAGAAGCGCAGCAGCTCGTTCTACCCGCCCCACGCCCCCAACAACCCGACGCCGGGCCATTGGTATCTGCGCCATGTCGCCTTCCTCGGCGCGCAGCCCCCGGCCGTGGCCGGCCTCAAGGACATCCAGTTCTCCGAAGACGACGCGGGCGGCGCCGTCTCGTTTTCTGAACCCGTAACCGCCCAACCGTCACCACAGGAGCCCGACGACATGGACAAGGAATTGCAAGACAAACTGGCGAAGGCCGAGGCCGACCTGGCCGCCGCAAACGAAGCCAAGGCCCGGGCCGAAGCCGAAGCGGCCCAGGCCAAGAAGAACGCCGAGGCCGCCGACCAGAAGGCCGCCTCGTTCGCGGAGGCCGCCCGCGCCGACCGCAAGGCGGGCTTCGTGTCGTTCGCAGAGGCCCAGGTGCAGGCCGGGCACTTGCTGCCCAAGAACCAGGCCATGTGCGTCGCCGCGCTCGAAGTGCTGGCGGACGCGCAGCCGGTCGAGTTCTCCGAAGGCGACACCACCACCAAGGTCAGCCCCGCGCAGTGGCTGCAGAACCTGATCTCCAGCGGCCCGCAGGTTGTCAGCTTCGGCGAGTTCGGCGGCCAGGCCATGCGGACTGTCACGGGCGCCAAGGGCAAGAGCGACGCCGAGATCGACAAGGCCGCCCAGGACTACGCCCGCCAGAACAAGGTGAGCTACGCCGACGCCCTCACGGCGGTCACCACGTTCACGAGCTGACCCCCATCCATCCCTCAAGGACGCACCATGACGATGACCGCCGCCGAGATCCGGCTCAAGCAAAACCCCATCCTGACCAACCTGCTGCTGGGCTTGGGCCAGGGCACCATGATCGCCGAGCGCCTGTTTCCGCGCCTGCCCCAAGCGCTCTCCAGCGTGACGCTGGCGAAGCTGGGCGATGAGCGCCTGCGCCGCTACAACCTGCGCCGCGCGCCAGGCGCGCCGACCAAGCGCATCAACATCAAGTACGACGGCAACACCTACGCCGTGGACCAGTATTCGGTGGAGGTGCCACTGCCGCGCGAGCTGCTGCGCGAGGCCGACGAGAGCCGCAAGCTGAACGTGGGCAACTACCTGGACATCAGCCGCATCGCCATGGCCACGGCCAATGACGTGCTGGGGCTGGATTACGAAATCGAGGTGGCCACGCTGGCGACCACGGCGGGCAACTATGCCGCAGGCCACGCGCTGGCCCTGGCGGGCCCCACGAAGTGGAGCGCTTCGACCGGAACGCCGGTGACCGACATCCGTGCCGCGAGCGATGTCATCCGCAAGAAGATCGGCAAGCGGCCCAACAAGCTCACGCTGTCTGCCGACGCCGAGAGCGCCCTGGTCACCAATGCCGAGGTGCGCTCGTATCTGCCGTCCTCGCAGATGGGCCCCGCGACCCACGAACAGCTCAAGACCATCCTGCGCGTGGAGGAAATCGTCGTCGGCGATGCCGTGTGGATCGACGAGACCGACACCGGCCGCGACGTGTGGGGCAACAACGCCGTCCTGGCCTACGTGCCCAAGATCGGCGGCACCGGCAGCGCAGACATCAGCCTGGCCGAGCCCGGCTTCGGCTTCACCAATGTGCTGGAGGGCCACCCCTTCGCCGAAACGCCGTACTACGACAACGGCCTCAAGAGCTGGGTCTACGGGGCCACCTTCGAGCGCCGCCCGAACGTGGCCTACAACACCGCCGCTTTCCTCTTCGCCAACCCGAAATAACCCACCGCCTGGGGCCTGCGGGCCCCGCCTCGATGTCGAGCGAGAACCCCCGGCGGCCGCCGCGCCGCCGGGCCGCAGGTAGACCGGAGAACCCGCATGCAGAAGAACTTGATTGCACTGATTGCAATTGCCGTCTTTGAAGACGGCAAGCGCAAGACCATCCAGCCCGGGGAACCCGTTCCCGCGCTGCCCCCCCACGACGAAGCCGACCTGCTCGACGCGGGGGCTATCCAGGATCTGGACGACGTGATTGCCCAGGAAGCGTGGAGCGCCAAGAAAGAAGCGGCCGCCCGCGTCGTGTTCGACGCGGCCCGTATACGGGTTGCCGCCGAAGCCGCCTCGCTCGCCCCGGGCGAGGAAGCCGGCGCAGGCCTGCAAGCGCAGGAGGCCCCCGGCCCCGCTGCCCCGGTCGCTGCCCCGGTCGCTGCCCCGGCCATCGAGCAGGCCAGCGCTCCGGAGGCCAGCCCGGCCGCCGCCCCCGCCGAAGCCAAAAGCGCAGCCACCCGCAAGCGCGCCTGACCACCAACCCCCAGCAGGAGCTGAAACATGCCATCGCAAAACAACGCCGGCCGCCAGTTCGACAAGCAGCACGCGGTCACTGTCGTGGCTACCGCCGCCGTGGCGGCCCATCGCTTTGCCGCCTATGACGGCGGCTATCCCTCGGCCGCAGGCGGTGCCAAGGACTGCCAGGGCATCTACGAGACAGCCGCCGAGCCCGGCGACGCCGTGAGCGTGGTCACCGGCTACAGCTACCTGGTCGAGGCCGAGGCCGCCATCGCCTTCGGCGCCCTGGTCAAGCCTGGCACCGATGGCAAGGCCATCACGGGCAGCGCGGCCGACCACTGCGGCCGCGCGCTGGGCGCCGCCACCCAGGGCGGCCAGCTCATCGAAGTGCAGACCTACAAGCACGTCCACGCCTGAGGCACCTGCCATGCGCTACGCCACCGTCGCCGACATGCTCGCGCGCTTCAGCGAAGCCGAGCTGGCCCAGCTCACCGACCCCGACACGGGCGCCGTCAACGCCGCCCGTGTCGAGACGAAGCTGGACGATGCCCAGGCCGCCATTGATGGCCGCATCGGCCAGATCTACCGCCTGCCGCTGCAGGGCTGCGCCAAGCCGGTCACGGCGCCAGGCAGCCAGCCTGAGCGCGTGGTGCCGCCGCAGTTGGTGCGCATCGCGTGCGACCTGGCGCGCTTTTGGCTGCGCGATGGCGTCTCCGAGGACTCGGACGTCTACCGCCGCTACAAGGCGGCCATGGCCGAGCTGCAGGCCATCGCCGAGGGCAAGGCGCAACTGTCCTGCCCATGGGGCGGCAGCGCGGGCGAGCTGCTGCGCGCGGATGGCAGCGAAAGCGCCGCCGTGCTGTACGGCTTCGCGCCGCGCGCGATGACCGACGACAGCTTGCGCGGTTTCTGAGGCACGCCATGGAGCTGGATTTCGTGATCGAACGCCTGCGGGACCGGACTGCCGGCCTGCGCGGCATCGGTGGCGCGGCCGACATGGACGCGGTGCTGTCGGCGGCGGTCGTCGTTGTACCGGCCGTCTACGTCATCCCGTTGTCCGACGACAGCGCCGAACTGGCCCACACCGGCAGCTATGACGAATCGGACGTTTGGGAGTTTGGCGTCGTGCAGGTTGTCTCCAACGTGCGCGACCCACGCGGCGAAGCCGCGCTGTCCAGCCTCGTGCCCGTGCGCCGCCAGGTGCGCGAAGCGCTCGCTGGCTGGGCACCGGACGAAGACACGGGCGAGCCCATCAAGAAAACGCGCGGCCGCCTGCTGCGCTTCGACGGCGATGGCCGCCTCTGGTGGATCGACCAGTTCAGTTTCAAGACTTTCTACAGGAGCAACCCGTGAGCAGACCCCATGCCAAAGCAAGCAACCCCACGGCCCAGGAAGCGCCCGCGCAGGCGCCCGATACCGCCACCGACAGCGCCACCGGCAGCGCAGCTGCTGCCCTGGTTCCTGCCACGCCGCCCGCCGCGCCCCCGCGCGATGCGTACCACGGCCGGGGCGGCCTCTTCACGATGAAGAACGGCCGCCGCGTGCCTGTTCCTGCACCCACCGCAACCCCTGCAACTGCGAAGGAGCCGCAATGAGCGCCCCCAAGTTCATCAAGAAACTGGCCGTCCTGGTCGCCATCGAGACCGTCGTCGGCTCCATCGTCGTGCCCGTGGCGACCGATGCCATCGAAGTCTCCGACGTCACGCTCACCCCCATCGAGGGCGATGAAGTCGATCAAGGCGTGATCCGCCCGTACTTCGGCGCCTCGGAAACCACCCTGGTCACGCTGTACCGCAAGATCGCTTTCAGCGTGGGCTTTGCCGGCGTCGGCGCGGTGGGCGACTTGCCCGGCTGGACGACGCTGATGCGCGCCTGCGCCGCCAGCGTGACGAACACCGCCGCGCCCGATCCGGCCGCAGGCACCGTGTTCGCCCCCGTCACCGACGGCATCGAGAGCGTGACCATCTACGCCGTGGTGGACAAGCTGCTCTACAAGATGGCCGGCGCGCGGGCCAACGTCAAAGCCATGGTGGACGCCAAGCAAATCCCCAAGTGGCAATACGAGTTCACCGGCTCTTTCACGCCCGTCGAAGACGTGCCCACCATGCCCGCCGTCAGCTACGCCAAGTTCCTGCGGCCCCTGGGCGTCAACAAGCTCAACACCACGCTGGTGCTGGACGGCTTCAACGCCGCCTGCAGCAGCTTCGCATTCGATTTCGGGAACCAGGTCGTCAAGCAGGACTTGATGAACGTGGACACCACCGAAATCACCGGCCGCGTGTCCACCGGCAGCGTCACGTTCCGCAACACCTCGGTCGCCACCAAGAACTGGATCGAGATGGCCCGCGCAAGCGCCAAGGTGCCGCTGCTGCTGCGCCACGGCCAGGAAGCCACCAACACGGTGGCAATCCAGGGGCCGCACGTGCAGATCGGCAAGCCCTCGTTCAGCGAACAAGACGGCATCCAGATGATCACCACCCCCCTGCGCTTCATCCCCAGCGACGCCGGCAACGACGAATGGTCCATCGCGGCCTGACGCCTGCGCCACACCCTCAACGCCTTTTTATTCCGCTTTTTATTCCAGGAGCCATCATGACCGTAGTCCTCGCATCCGTCGCCTTCTGGGCGCCCGTCACCCTCCAGCTCGCTGGCGACGACGGCAAGCCCGAAGTCATCAGGTTCCGCGGCCGCTACAAGCGCCTCAAGACAACCGAGCGCAAGGCGCTTGACCGGCGCATTCGCGCCAACCGCCTGCTGCCCGACGTGCGCGCCGCCATCCGTGCCAAGCTGGACGACCCGGCAAGCGGCTTCACCGAGCGCGAGCGCGCCGACGTCGAAGCCGACCTCGCGGCCGTGCCCATCAGCGACGCGGAATTCCTGGCCGAAGTGCTGGTGGACTGGGACTTGAAGGACAAAGGCGGCGAGGTGATCCATTTCACGGCCGCAGCCAAGGCCGAAGTGTGCGAAGACTGGGACGGCTTCGAAGCCGCCCTGGTGCGCGGCTACACCGACGCCCAGAAGGCCGCCGCGAACCCGAAGGAACAGGAAAAAAACTCCGAGGCGCCGTCCGGCACTGGTTCCTAGGAGCCCGGTATGCGCAGCAAAGCGCCGCCGAGGATGAAGACGCCGAGCTGCGCGCCCAGTGGGCCCGCCTCGGCGTCGATCCCGACCAGGCGCGTGCTGCGGCCGACGACGGCGCGCAAGGGCCCGAGCCCGACCAGGGCGACTACGAGCTATCCCCCGCGCTGTGGCCCGCGTGGGAGTGCTTTCTGTGCTGCTGGAGCCAGTGGCGCGTGATCGTCGGGTTCGCAGCCATGTACTACGACGGCATCGACAGCACCAGCCTCGCCAGCACCATGCAGATGCTGGGCATCAAGAAATCGAAGCAGCGCGCCGTGCTCATGCAGGTGCGCATTCTGGAGAGCGAGGCCAAGGGGTTTCGCAACCAACGGGACTAGATCCACTCGCCCATGAGCACCAAGGAATACAAGGTCGGCGTCACGCTGCAGGCGAATGCAGCCCAGTACAAGGCGGAAGTCGCCGGTGCCGGGCAAACGCATGCTGCCTTCACGGCCCAGGTGCAGTCGGGCAGCGCATCGGCGTCCAGCGCCTTGCAGTCCATGCAGACCGCCGCCACGGCCATGGGCGCGGGCCTGCGCACCGCGGCCGAGCAAGGCGCGCAGGGGCTCAATGCAACGGCCGCCGCCGCCCAGGCCAGCCAGACGGCCGGGGCCGCGCTGCTCGCGGGCCTGCGCGACCAGATTGCGGTGTCGGGCAAGTCCACCGAAGAGCTGCTGCGCTACCGCGCCGCCCAGGCGGGCGTGGCGGCCGAGGCCTCGCCGCTGATCCTGCAGCTCCAGAACCAACGCGCGGCCCAGGCGGCAGCGGCCGAAGCCGCGCGGGCCGAGGAAGCGGCGCAGCGTGCCATCGCCGCTGCCAAGCAGCAGGCCACGGCCGCGCAGGAGAGCTTCCTGGGAGCGCTGCGCGAGCAAGTCGCCATCGCGGGCAAGTCCTCCGAGGAACTGCTGCGCTACCGCGCCGCCCAGGTGGGCGTGGCGGCGGAAGCCGCCCCGTTGATCGCCCAGCTCCAAAGCCAGCGCACCGCCCAGGCGGCAGCGGCCGAGGCCGCGCGCACCGAGGAGGCGGCGCAGCGCGCTATCGCCGCCGCCAAGCAGCAGGCCACAGCCGCGCAGGACAACTTCCTGGCCGGGCTGCGTGAGCAGGCCGCGCTACAGGGCAAGTCCTCGACCGAGGCCCTGCGCTACCGCGCCGCCCAGCTTGGCGTGACCGAGGGCGCCGAGCAGTACATCCGCGCGCTGGAGGCCGGTGCCAAGGCGAACATCAACGGCGCGATCTCTGCGGGCCAGCACGCCCAGGCCATGCGCATGCTGCCCGCGCAGATGACCGACGTGGTCACCAGCGTGGCAAGCGGCATGCCGGTCTGGATGGTCGCCATCCAGCAGGGCGGCCAGATCAAGGACAGCTTCGGCGGCGCGGGCAACGCCCTGCGCGCCATGCTGGGCGCGATCACGCCTGCTGTCGCTGGCTTGGGCCTGCTCGCGGGCGCCGCTGCCCTGGCGACTGCCGCATACGCCCAGGGCTCCAGGGAGGCGGACGCTTACCGCCAGTCCATCGTCATGACCGGCAACGCGGCGGGAACCACCGTGGGCCAGATGGGCGACATGGCGCGGCAAGTCAGCGCCATCGTGGGCACGCAGGGCGCGGCGTCGCGGGCGCTGGCCGCGCTGGCGCATACCGGCCAGGTGGGCGCAGACAGCCTGCGCCAGTTCGCGCAGGCCTCCATCCGGTGGGAGCGGGCCACCGGCACCGCCGTCAGCAGCACGGCCGAGCAGTTCGCCGCGCTCGCCAAAGACCCGCTCGCCGCAACGCTCAAGCTCAACGAGGGCACCAACTACCTGACGGATGGCGTCTACAAGCAGGTCAAGGCACTCACCGAGCAGGGCAACGCCAGCGCGGCCGGCGCCGTGGCGCAGCAGGCCTGGGCAGACGCGCTCACGACACGCGCCGACGAACTCCTGAACAACCTGGGGTACATCGAAACCGCCTGGCTCGGTGTCAAAGACGCGGCGGCATGGGCCTGGGACGCCATGCTCAATCTGGGCCGGGGCACGACGGACCAGCAGAACCTCGACCAGCTCCGGGAAAACCTCGCACGTTTGGAAGAGCGCAACGCGAGCCTTGGCATCAAACCAGGCAAGCAAACCGAAGATCTACGCGCTCAGGTCAAGGCCTTGGAAGACAAGATCGCAGCGGAAAACGCTAATGCGGAGGCCGCTGCAAAAGAAAACGAAAGGCGCAAGGCCCGGGCCGCCTGGGATCAGGAGGGCGTGAAGTTCCTCAACAAGCAAGCGCAGATGGAGCGCGAGCTTGCCAAGGCCCGAGGCGAAGCCACCGCCGCAGGCGCGACGGAAGAGGAACTGCAAAAGCGGATGGCCGCCATCCGGGAGAAATACAAGGATGCCAAGGGCGCGGGCGGCATCAAGGTCTCCGATACCGAACTCGCCAACCTGGAGAGCCAGTTACAGGCCGCCAAGCTTTACCACGAGCAGCTTGTAACGCTGGGCGCGGGCGCGTCCGAGCTGAACGCGGGCGAGCGCGAGTCCCTCAAGATCGGCGATCTTCTCAAGCGCACGACGGATGCCAAGACCATCGCGCGCCTGCAGGAAAAGCAGGCCATTGCAGACGCGCTGGGCGTGCAACTGCGCAGCAACGACGGGCTGGAAAAGTCCCTCAAGGCCCACCATGCCAGCATAGATGCGGTCTACAAGGATGCGGACGCGATCACCGAGCGCGCCGCCGCGCAAGAGGCCGCCAATGCCACCCTGGGAAAGTCCAGGACGGCCGTCGAGCAGCTCACCCTGGCCGAGCTGCAAAAGCAGATGGCCGAGGCCCAGGGCAGCGACAGTTTCGACCCCAAGTACATCGCGGGCCTGGAGCTCAAGATCGCCGCGCAGCAGCGCTACGTGACCGCCCTGGGCCAGGCCGACTACAAGGCAGCCGAAAAGCATGTGGACGAGCTGCTGCGCGGCGCGCAGGAACTGGCCGCAGCCTACGAAGACGAGCTGCAGCTCTCGGGCCTGACCGCGCTCGAGCGCGAGAAGATCACGGCGCAGCGCGCCGTGGAGCTGAAATACGCCAAGGAACTGGCCGACATCGACAAATCGGCCCTCACCGACACCGAGAAGCAGGCCCTGCGGGAAAAAACGCTGCGCGCGCAGCGCATTGAAAGCGCCGCTGCCGTGGCGAAGGCCGAACAGCAGTACATGGCGCGGGCTTCGGACGAGATCAACCGCAGCCTGACCGATGCGCTGATGCGCGGCTTTGAAGATGGCAAAGGCATGGCCGAGAACCTGGCCGACGCCACCGTCAACCTGTTCAAGACCATGGTCTTGCGCCCGACGATCAGCGCGATCATGACGCCGGTGTCGCTGGTCATCAACGGCGTCATCCAGCAGGGTCTCAACGCCGTGGGCCTGGGCAGCGGCGGCAATCTGCTGGGCCTGGCCAGCAATGCATCCAGCCTGTACAACCTGGGCAGCAAGGCCATGGGCTGGCTGGGCCTTGGCGGTGGCGCGGGGTCGCTCTACTCGCTTGGAACAGGTGCCTCGGGCCTGGGCCTGACGGCGGGCGGCGGCCTTGGGCTGTCCGCAGGGGGCGGTGGCTTGGGCCTGACTGCGGGGGCCGGTGCCGGTGCTGGCGCTGGGGCGGGCGCCTCGGGCCTTGCCGCCATCCCCGGCTGGGGCTGGGCGCTCGCGGGCCTTGCCACCGTGGCGGCCCTGGTGGGCAAGTTCGACAAGAGCGGCACGCCCCACTGGGGCGCCGCCGCCGAGTACGACGGCACCACCCTGACCGGGGGTAACGATGTCTTCGTGCGCTCGGGCACCGCTGGCCGCTACACACAGGGCGCCCAGGCGGGCGTGGATGCCGTGGCCCGCGCCGTGGGCGACACCCTCAATGGGCTTGGCAAGGCCCTGGGCAAGGGGGGCACCTTCGGCGTCATGACCGCGTACAGCGACGACAGCTCCGACGACCCCGGCTTCGGCAGCCTGCGGATTTCGCGCGACGGGCAAAAGCTCCTCGACTGGGAAGACGGCCGCACCTCGAAGTGGGCGCCGAAGATTTTTGCGGACGGCGAGGACGGCTGGAAGATGTACCTCTCGGCCATCGCCAAAGACACGCGCCAAGTGTTGCTCGACATGGATTTGCCGAGCTGGGCAAACACCCTGCTGGAAGGCATTGGCGATGCGGCCAGCATGGAGGACCTGAGCGCCGTCGTCGCGCAGATCGGCCTCATCGCCCAGGCCTTCGAGGACCTGGGCCGCAAAATCACGGGCTTCGCGGGCCTCACAGACACTGCTTTCGAGCGCATCCTGACGGCCTCGGGCGGCATCGAAGCGCTGGGCCAGAACGCGGCGAGCTTCTACGAAGGTTTCTACAGCGAGACCGAGCGCCGCGACATTGCCAAGCGCGAGATCAACGACCGCCTGGCGGCGCTGGGCGTGAGCGTGGATCTGGACGCATCGAATGCCCGCGAGCTGTACCGCAAGATCGTCGAGGACATGCTTGCAGCAGCCAACGGCGACGACGCGGCTGCACAGGCCGCAGCCGAACTGCTGGCGCTGTCCGAGGCCATCAAGAGCGTGACCGCTGCCAGCACCGACAGCGCCGAGGCGGTCACTCGGGCGGCCAAGGCCGAAGCCGATGCCCGCCGCAGCGCCACCGATGCCGCACTGCAGGCGCTGGAGCGCGCGGTCGCCGCCGAGCGCGACGCCATCCAGGCGCGCGTGGACGCGGCGCAGGAGCGCGTGAACCAGGAACGCGCCATCGTTGACCTGACCCGCGACCAGGTGCGCGATCTGCGCGGCACCGTCGATGCGACTGCGGCCATGGCTGCGGCCCGCGCGCAGCGCTTCATCGGTGACGCCATTACCGCAGCCTCAACCACAGGCTACTTGCCAGACCAGGCCGAGCTATCGCGCGCTATCGACGCAGTGCGGGGCGGCATGGGCGAGAGCGCTTACGCATCGCGCCTGGAGTGGGAAGAAGCACAGCTCAAGCTCGCCCTCCAGCTCGAAACCCTGGGCACGGCGGCCGGCGACCAGCTCAGCGTGGATGAACAGACGCTGGAGACGGCCCAGGAACAGTTGCGCTACCTGGACGACCTGCTGGTCGCCAGCCGTGCGGAAATCGACGCGGTGCGGGGCACCACAGAAGCGGTGCTCGGCGTCACTACGGCCGTGGATGCCTTGCGCGCGGCCATCTTGAAAGAAAAAGAGGACGGCGAAGGCAAAGGCGGTGAAGGCGACAGTGGCGGCAGCGGTGGCGGCAAATTCGCCATTGGCGGCTCTGGCCCCGGCGACGGTGGTGGTGGTGGTTACGTCCCGGAGACCGAGGCCGAAAAGATACTGCGGCACTTCAAGGGCTTCGATCCGGGCAGCACCGACGATCTGCTCAAGGCGTACAACATGTCATTGTTCTACGACTGGTCGATAGAGGACATCGCTGATGCGTATGGTGTTGGCGCCGACGACATGCGCAAGCTGTTCGAGGACCATGGCATCCCGGCCTTTGCACGCGGTGGCTCGCACCTGGGCGGCGTGCGTCTCGTGGGCGAAGAGGGTCCGGAGCTTGAGGTCACGGGCGCGTCCCGCATCTACAGCGCGGGCCAGACACGGGACATGCTCTCGCAGATCGCGGGCGGCGGGTTAAGCACCGAGATGGCCCGCGCCATGGGACGCCTGGCGCTGGCGGTGGAGTCCCAGGGCACTCGCCTGGGGGACATTGGGCAGCACACGCGCGACACCGCCGACGTGCTGCTGCGCGTGACGCGCGGCGCGCAGGCGATGCAGATCGCTAGCAGCGCGTCGGCCCTGGAGCTGCGGGTATGACAACGCTCCTCGGCCTGCGGCCACTGCCCGGCCCAATCCTGCCGTCGGATCAAATCATGGTGGCCCGCCCGGAACGGGACTACCGCGCCAGCGCCAGTGCCTTCGTCGGCCCTGCGGGCCCGCAAGGCGCCCAGGGGGTGGCCGGCCCCAAGGGCGACGCGGGCGCGCCAGGGGCGCAAGGCATCCAGGGCCCTGCGGGCGCCAAGGGCGACACCGGCGCCCAGGGCATCCAGGGGCCGCAAGGCGCCAAGGGGGAGACCGGCGCAACCGGCGCCCAGGGCCCGGCAGGCCCGACCGGGCCACAGGGCGCACAAGGCCCCGCAGGCGCGAAAGGTGACACAGGCGCGCAGGGCATCCAAGGCCCTGCAGGCCCCACGGGGCCGCAAGGGGCTACGGGGCCCCAGGGTGCCCAGGGCCTGCCCGGCACCTCTGGCACGCCGTCACTTGCGTTCGGGCGGGATCTCTCGCGGGCGTGCTATCTGCGCGAAACCCAGGGCGGCGTGCTGCAACTGGGCGCGGTCTACAGCATCTGGACGGGCGGCGGCGCCATCACGATGTACCTGCCCAAGCGCGCCAGCCTGGCGCTGGGTGATCGCATCGAGTTTTTGAACTTGCACATGACGTGGCCGGCCCAGGCTTTCACTATCGCGCGCCAAGAGGTGGGCACCTGGTTCTGCGGCTCCCGGGGGATGTTCGACAGCGACCTTGTGTGCAACCTGCGGCTGCCTGGCTTCGCGCTGCAAGTTGCTTGGCTGGACGCGTCCAACGTCTGGTGGAACATGGTTTAAGGAGGCACGGACATGATCGTTATCCCCCCTCACACGCTGGAGCCCGCGCACCTTGTGGCCTGCAGCATCCCCGAAGTCGATGAAAGCGCGGGTGAACTGCCATGGGTTGCCCGACCCTGGGCGGCAGGAGAAATCCTCGCGCTGCCCGATGTCCAGAAGCGCTACAAGTGCCTGGCGCCCACGGGCTGGCCGCCCGCAGTGGCGCCGGAGTACTGGCTCGACGTCGGCCACACAAATCGCTGGGCGATGTTCCGCCACCTCACGAACGCGGCCAGCGTCGGAGCGTCGCCGCTGACGTTCACGCTGGCGCCTGGGCGCCGGTTCAACAGCCTTTTCTTGCGCGGGGTGGACGCGCACGCCGTGGTTGTGTCGGTCACAGTGAACGGTCAGGAGGTGCGCCGCATCGAGCGCAGCCTGATCTCGCGCAGCTCGCGCACGTGGAGCGACTATTACTTTGGCGGCCACTACACCGAGCCGTCACTTGTTCTGCACGACCTGCCGCCGTTTTCCGGCGCCATTGTCACGGTCACGCTGACCCGCGCTGGCGGCTCCGTGCGCGTGGAGCATGCGGCGGTGGGCATGAGTACGTGGCTCGGGCACGCCAACTGGTCGCCCCGCAACGACGCACTCAACTTCAGCACCATCGACCGCGACAAGTGGGGCGGCATCCAGTTGGTGCCCGTCAAGAGTTCGCCCACCTTGCGCGTGCGCGTTGCCATGCCAAAAAGCAACGCGGTCAAGTACCTGCGCGCCCGCCAACAGCTTGACGCGGTGCCGGCGCTGTGGGCGGGCCTCGATGGTGACACGACAGACGGCTATGCGGAGCCCGTGTCTGTTTTTGGCGTCTATCGCCGCATGCCACTCGACGTATCGAACGTCGTTGAATCCGTAGGAGATATTGATTTGGAGGCCCTATGACCATTGTTGTGCCGGTGCCGATTGCGCCACTGCCGGTGGCGCCGTACATCGGAGACCCTGAATTCGACGCGCACGCCGACACCCACGTCGCGGCGCTCACGCCGCACCGGGAGGAAGTGAATGCGATTGCAGGAGCGACTTATGAAAACGCCCTCGATGCGCATGCGAGCGCCACACGCGCGAACGAATTGGCAAATGCCGCAGCGGCCAGCGAAGCGCAGGCGGTCAGCATGGCGGCGGCAGCAGCGGCTTCCGTGGGCGCCACTAAGTGGGTGGGCAGCCAGGACGGCATGCCGTACTACTACGTCTTCGGCGCGGTGGTGTGGAGCCCGGCCAACGGCCTGCTGTACCGCTGCCGCGTGCCCATGACGGCGCTGTCCGAGCCCTCCGTCTCGCCCGATGAATGGTGGCTGATTGGTGGCGCGCTTTCCCCGCCCATTGCATTCGTGGTAGCCGATACCGTGGCGCAACCGGGCATGCATTACGTCTTCCTCGCGCCCGCCACGCTCACGCTGCCGTTTCCTGGGGCCCTGCGCGACACCGTATTGGTCACGGACTTGTCAATGTCGATGGCGGCGATTGTCGATCCCGGGGAGGGAAAGATTCGCGGCCTGAGTGGGCCGATGCGGCTCAACGTGCCGCGTTTGAAATTTCAACTTGTTTATTCCGGAAATGAGAAAGGATGGATATAAGCCATGCCGCTTGCGTCTCAAGTGCTTGGTATCGGTGGCAGAAAATCGATACAGCGGGGCGTTGTTTTTGTCACGGTCGGCACAGCCGTCTCCGTGCCGATCGCGCCTGTAGATCCTGCGTGGACGGAGCTGAGGCTGCTGGGCAGCCTGGGAAGTGCGTATTGGGGGGATGGCTCTCCCATATCTGCTGGATACATATCTCTCGCTTCCGGCGGTGGATCTGTCACGGTCAATGCATTCGGCAATCCAACTTACCCTGCCAAAGTTTCCTGGGAATTGACGGAGTTTTACCCATCATGAGCGACATTGAAGCGACCCCAATCCCCTCCAACCTGGTGACGGTGCAGGCGTTTTATTACGCGCACCTCAACGCGGGCAATGCTGTGATCGCCGTGGCGCAGTCCCACTCGCCGATCGACGATGCGCAATCGGTGCAGATAGACGGACTGCGCGAAGATCTGCTGGGCCAGCGCTACGACCGCGCGGCGAGCGAAGCAGCAGGCGAGCCGGTGTTTGTGCCGGTGGCCGTCGATCTTGTGCCGGTGCCGCGTCACATCAGCGTCGGCGCGTTCTTCGACCGCTTCGGGCCGGCCAAATGGGCGATCCTGGCCGACGCCACGCCGGTGGTTGCGGCCGTGGTGCGCGATGCGAGCGTGCGCAAGTACATCGACCTGGACAACCCCGATCTGCCAGCAGGCATCGCCCTGCTGCGACAAGCGGGCCACGACGTTGACGCCGATGCAATCATCGCTGCGCCCGTGCAACCGGGCGAGCACCCGTAGGAGGTAGGAGACCAGTAAAAAGACGGGCGACCCCTGCCGGTGCGCGAACACCGGCAACAGCCCCAACCTGCAGAAGTGCCCTGCAAGCCGGCAAGGCCCGCCACCCTGTACAGAGTGCGGCGAGCCTACCAGATGTTTCAACCCGTGTAACAGGCTTGCAATGAATGAAATCCGCTGTGGCAACTGCCGCTGCAAACTCGGGGAGGGCATCTACATGGCCCTCTCCATCAAATGCCCCCGCTGCGGGGCGTTGAACAAGTTCCAGAGCGCCCCGAGCGCCTCTTTAGAGCGCCAGCCGAGCGTCCAACCCTTGAAACGCTCGAATGACGAAAGCAACTTTTCCCACCTTCACCCCGCCCGGCCTGGACACGATCCCCAGCTGCGGGCGCAATCCCTCCCTGGCTGACCGCTATCTGGCGGTGCCGTTCTCGCTGCTGGATGCCCGCACGGGCTGGTGGCGCGACCGCAAAGCGGCCTGGCTGGCGACCGGCATCCAGTCCGAGCTGGGCCGCAGTGACCGCCTGCTGTACCCGACCTCGGCGCAGCCGCCCGCAACTTACGCGGCGAAGAACGCCTACGAAGCCGCTCTCGGCCGCAAGGCCACCTGGGCCGAGTTCGCCCAGGCCCACCCGGACAAGATCCGGCACCAGGGCACAAGCGTGTTCGACCCGGTGCTGTGCGAGCTCGTGTACCGCTGGTTTTCTGCGCCGGGGCATCTGGTGCTCGACCCCTTCGCAGGCGGCAGCGTGCGCGGTATCGTCGCAGCGGCCACGGGTCGCGGCTACGCAGGCCTGGACCTGCGCGCCGAGCAGGTGCAGGCCAACCGCGCGCAGTGGGCCGCACTGGGCCAGCCGGGCATGCCCGCGCCGCGCTGGGTGCAGGGCGATGCGCTGGCGGTGCGCCAGGCGCTGCCCGAGGTGCAGGCCGACTTGCTGTTTTCCTGCCCGCCCTACGGTAATTTGGAGCGCTACAGCGACGACGAGGCCGACCTTTCCACCATGCGCTATACCCGCTTTCTGCAGACCTACCGCCAGATCATCAAGGAGTCCGTGGCCCTGCTGCGGCCTGACCGCTTCGCCTGTTTCGTCGTCGGCGACTTCCGCGACACCAAGGGGCTGCAGCGCGGTTTCGTGGGCGACACCATTGCGGCATTCCGTGATGCTGGGGCGCAGCTCTACAACGAGGCCATCCTGGTCACGTCTGCCGGTTCGCTGCCGATCCGGGCGGGCAAGGCGTTTGAGGTGTCGCGCAAGCTGGGCCGGACGCACCAGCAGGTGCTGGTGTTCGTGAAGGGCGATGCCCGGCGTGCCACGGCCGCCTGCGGGGCGGTGCGCTGATGCTGCCTGCGCCTGTCATCGAGGAGCATGCGGGTGTCTTTGTCGTCCGGGATGATCTGCTGCCGGGCGGAACCAAGATGCGCGCCTTGCTGCCCTTGATGCAGGCGCAGGCGGCGGCCGAGTTCGTCTATGCGAGCCCGGCCCAGGGCTATGCCCAGGTGGCCCTGGCGCACTGTGCGCGGCTTCTCGGGCGCCGGGCGACCGTGTTCACGGCCGCGCGCAAGGTGCCGCATCCGCTGACGGTGGCGGCGGCCGACGCTGGCGCGGCCGTGGTGCCGGTGCCTTGCGGCTACCTGTCGGTGGTTCAAGCACGTGCTCGGGCCTACGCGGCCGAGCGCGGGGCGCACCTGGTGCCCTTCGGGGCCGACGCTGCGGCCAGCCTCGGGGCCATTGCCGAGGCGGCGGCGGCCACGGGCCTGGAGCCTGTCGAGGTGTGGAGCGTGGCGGGCTCCGGGGTGCTCACGCGGGCGCTGCAGCGCGCGTGGCCACGGGCGCGGTTCGTGGCCGTGGTGGTGGGGCGGGAGGGGTGCGATACGGGCCGGGCGCGGCGGATCGTGCATCCGCTGCCCTTTGAGCGGGCGGCCAAGGTGCGGCCACCGTTTCCGAGTGCGCCGGGCTATGACGCCAAGGCCTGGGAGTACATACGCGCCGAGGCGGGGCCTGGCGCGCTGTTCTGGAACGTGGGGGCGTGAGGGGAAGGGATCAGGCGAAGCGCTCGCGCAGGGCGGCGTGCCCGGCTTCCTTGGCGGCCTCGGGGTCAATGCCGAGCTGGGCCAGCCAGCGCGGGTTCGTGTAGGCCGTGCGGGCGTCGAGGATGGCCGTGCGGTGCTTGTCCAGGCGCCGGAACGATGCGGCCAGGCGGACGGCCTCGGCCCAGCGGCCAGCGGACATGTGATCGCGCACGAGGGAGGCTTTGGATTGGGGGGCGGTGGTCAT